CCAGAGGATTAGCAGGGCCGTAACCCTGCAGAATCGTTTCTTGCTTCTGCATAATCATTTGCAGCATTGCAATCTGCTCTTGGCGGCTACCAGTACCAAGACCGACATTAATCGACACGTCATACTGATTCGACCATTGCCGAGGGTCAAAAGGCACATATTGGCCTCTCAGACGCACTACCTTGGGCTTGTCCTGATACTTGCATAGCAGATGCAGGATGCCCTTCATAAGGCTTTTAACGCCTGTCTCAGCGAAGATACGAGCCATGAGTTCAATCTTGCCAGCAGCAGCGGTCATCATTGCTGATACAGCAGCAGCAGTGACGTTATTCAGTACGTCAGGATTCAAACCCTGCTGGGCATCAGATACGCCTGTTCGCTTGGCCTGAACATTGTCCAGATACTCAAGCATCGGGAAGGCTTGTCCAGCAACATTCTGCACTGCCAATTGATTAACGGCTTGCGGATTCTTAACGCGAATCACACCACCCGGAGTGCTAGTCAGCAAGTCGTCTAGATTGGCCTGACCATCCACTACGGTTACGCGAGCATTATTCGTCAGATAAAGGTTATCCAGCATCTGACGGGTAATCGTGGTCTTAATCAGTTGCAGGTCGATAGTTCGGTCGGCAAGTGATTGTCCGTAGAACTTGTGCGGAATAGGAATCGGGCAGATTGAATGGAACGGAATATAGTCACATTCCTCATCTTCCAGAATCTCATTGCCGGCATAAACGATACGGCGCAATTCAGCGATGCCATCGTCATCTTCGTCGATGCGGATATAGCATTCATAGACTTCCACTTCCTGCATGGTGTAGTCGATTGATTGCGTATCGTCGGGCTGTTCAGAGCGGTCATAACGCGCTAGACGCTCTTGCGAATACTGGAGCCTGTCCCCGCTAGGCAGAGAGTCCACAACGTCCTGAGGAAAGCCCATAGCCACCAATTCGCTACGGGTCATCATGCGGCGGTGAGCGCAGAAAGGCGAGTCCTGAACAGTCCGACCATTCTTGGACATTAGGAACTCTTCAGGCGGGACATTCTCAATAACAATCTTGCCTTCACCAACCTTTTTCTGAATCTTTACCGAGTGCTTACGGTAAATCATGCCCATCGGGTCGATGACTTCCTCGGTATCCTGTTCCACGACTTCAACCGAGTCATCCGATAGCAGAAGCACTAGTTCGTCATCTGTAAGGTCTTTGTACTTCTCTTTGATAACGTCAGTTTCGTCATTCCAATATGCTTTGACGATACCCGTCTTTTGCAGGAGTGCATCCTTAAACCAGTTATGCAGAATCAGGAACCCGTCATTTTGGCGATAGAAAACCCAGTTTGCATATTCAGTGGCTTGTTTGGCAAAAGGCTCGTCGCCCGGAGACTTAGGCTCAAATTGCACTACGTCATCTGCTGACGTGAAGATGCGAATCAATTGCGGCAGAGCACCATCTACGGCTTCTGCTACTTCACCAGTAACAATCTGCGAGCGACCTTCAATCTCGTTGCCCAGAGGGTTACGAAGATAATAATTGAGGGCTTTGGTTCGCTCATCGGTGGTATCGGATTCTAGATAACCGATTGCATCGTCAATCTCGTTTTCGAGAATAGCCTTAACCTGAATATCAGTAATCATACAATCCACCTAGTATTTACATTTAATGGACGATTCCAATCGGAACCATCCTCTCGTAATCCAATAGCAAGATACCGGAAACTGTCAGCAGCATGGCTAGACCAATCGTGTAGCGGCCTATCATAAAAGACCGCACGCTTCTCGTCATATTCCCGACGATAGTTTCTTAATGCGTCTAGACCGGTTTTAGTCTTATCAATATCGAACCAGCATCGAGGCAGCAATTGGCGTACAGCCTGAATACCATCGGCTACTGATAGTCTCGGTGCTACGGTTATCTCTAGACCAGCCTCTTCCAGTACCTCTTTCCGCGATTTACCGGTGCCTAGTTCACGCACTTCTACGTCGTGCGGGAGAATCTGCGTCGCATGGTGATAACCGTTTTCCTGTAGCCATTCGAAGTAATGGTCTAGACCGACTCCGTGATTCTCGTGGTAGTCGATTAGCCGGACCTCTTTAGACGCGATTTGAGCGACCCAAATAGACGTGCTGTCACTCATCCCTAAGTCCCATGCGCAGAATGTCTTGGCGAGGCTCTCATGCGGTATACGGGCTATTCTCTCTTGGGTCTCTAGGTCATTAATCAGCGACCCATAATAGGAACCCTCTACAGCAGCATGGAATGAGCACTCGAACTCTTGGGCAAACTTATCTTCGCCCATTTCTTTCTTTGCGGATTCCAACTCGGAATAATCGAGAATCCCAGTCTCTGAAGCCTTGAACTCCAGAAGCGACCAATCAGCCGACGTCGCTGCACGGTCCCTGAAGTCCGCAAAATGGTTTCTACCTTTCGGAGTGCCGAGAAAGAGCGCGAAGCCTTTACGGTCAGCAAGGGCCGGCCGGATAATCTCGTTCCAGATTTTAGGGTCTTGGTCCGCAATCTCATCAATCACTACTCCGTCGAAGTATTGACCACGCAGACTGTCAGGATTATCTGATCCGTATAACTGGATACGCCTACCGTAGAACTCGGACTTGAGTTCAGACACGTTTAACTTGGCATCCAGAGGCCGTGTAAAGCGCTCCAGATAGTCCCAAGCAATCCGCTTAGCCTGACCATAGGTCGGGGCAATATAAGCGTATCTAGGGGCCTCCTGACCATTCTTGAGTGCAGAGTGGATTAACTGGTTAATCGCTGCAACTGTCTTGCCCATCCGCCGGTGCGCTACTACCACCGTGAACCGATTAGCAGCGACTGCTCTATGGATAGCCCTTTGAGGTTCTCTAGGACGATATCCCGTGTCGATAATCTTCTCAGTCATCTACGCCGCTAACTACCTTGATATTGAGAGGACCACCACCATCGCCAGTAACCTCGGTCCTAGCAAGTTTGGGGATATGGTACTCAGACAGTTTCGCCATGATTTCCAGAGCACGGTCAGGCTGTGCCTTTACCTTGAGTGACTCATCACCATAGGCAACCATCTGTAGCCATGCGTCCATGTTCTCGCCATTACGCTCGAGCAAGTTAGCGATAGCCTCACGCACAGTAGACGTGGACTTGTTGGGCACGCCCTTTACTCGACCCTTGCCAGCATTAGGCGGAATCCAGCGGCCTTCCCGCTTTGCAGACGATTCCACTTTGCTATCTTGAGAATCATTCTCATTCATGTTTGCACCATAAGGAAGTGTTGAGACAACTATAAGAAAGTCTGATAGCACAGACTAGAAAACTATGGGACTATGTGTTCCATGCACTCTACGTTGAGTGTGATAACTAGGAGTTAGATATGAAAGCCTATAAGACCATGCTTACTACCAAAACGGCAGACATCCTCAACGAAGCAGCACTCATCCTTTACCGCGAACATCCTGCTTACGCAATCGGCTCTGACCGTATTTATAACGTAGAGTTTTTCCTGCGCACTTTTGCATCTGATAAGCCTGAGTCTGCTCTTGCTGTCGCTGCTGATATTCGCGCCAATAAATCTGCTGCTAGTGAAACATGCGGCTTGTCCCCTGACCGTTGCGGATATATCGCATCAGTCATTGAACGATATCTTTCCTCAGTCAGGGTTTAATCACTCACGGGGGCGAAAGCCCCCACTAAAGGAAAACATCATGGAACTCACTACCAACCAACAAGCAATCATCGATGCAGTCCGCGCCGGTGTAGATATCCGCTTCAATCCTGACCGCAAAGCATGGGTTCGCTCAGACACTATGCAGACTGTTACTCACGAAGTCCAATACTTGCGCGATAACGGAATCGTCTATGTAAATCCGTTCATGCGTAAGGTTATCCAAGTTAACTAATCACTCTAGGGGCTTCGGCCCCTGTATAGGAAACCATCATGGACTATATCGTTTACGAAAAGGCTAATCCTCTTGTTATTCATGCCATCTGCCATTCAGAGGAAAGCGCCCAACAATGGATTGCTGAACTCGCTCCGATCTACTGTGCCCGTGGCTACTTCGATGACAAGACTCTTACGCCTGACAGTTTTGCTATCGGCGTCAAGTTTGGAAAGTTTCTTGTTCACGAACCCTTATAGCACCTATAAGAAACTCTGATAGCACTAGACCAAATTTTGTGTTCTCATACTTACACGGATAGCGATTCGACTATCCACTACACGGGAGGCTTAATCATGACTACTTATAACGGCTGGACCAACTATGCAACGTGGCGCGTCAACCTTGAAGTGTTCGACGGGCTTCCCCTGAGCGACTTCACTAGAGAGGATGATGTTGACGCCTACGAACTCGGTAAGGAACTGTCAGGATACGCCGAGGACTTGATATTCATTGACACGCCTGAAGGTCTTGCTCGTGACTACGCTCTCGCATTTCTGTCGGACGTTAACTGGACTGAGATTGCCGAGCACCTTATAGAAGCAGTCGAAGCATAAGCAAACACTTATAGGCCGCATAAAAACATCTGATAGCGCGGCCTAGTTTTTTATGTTCCAATAACTCTACGCACTACAGCGTATACGGGGATAAAAATGAGACTGATTGAAAAGATGATGGTTGCAGCAGTCAATGACCGCCATACACTTATCAATGGCAACACGGCTGTTTACTTTAGCAACGGCACTATCTACGGACCGCGCAGCGAAATCTCTTTGCATGGCAACAATATCGCTTATGTCTATCACAATACCGGCAAGGTAGTAGTCAACACTTACACACTCAGAAAGTGGCCGACCGCTACCACAAAGAGCCGCCTCCGCGCCCTTGGCGTCAAGGTTAATACTAAGCAAGGAGTTATCTATATCAACGGCAAAACACTAACCGAAGCAGTCTCGGAGGGCGAAGCATGAATACCGAATATATCGACTCACTCGACGAAGCCGCATATATCAGCAGTCTTGAGCAGCAGAATCGCGAACTAGCCGCAGCACTCAAGCATTGTGTTCTAGTCATGGCGGCGGTTGCTATTGGCGACCTTAGAACTATCAAGCCCGAGAGTGCAGCATTGCATCACGCTCGCAAGGTTCTAGCAGGGCTTCCACTATGAGACACGATATCACTACTAACTGGACTCGCACCTTCTCGCAGCGGCATCCTGTCCTATCAGAGTGGCTTGGCTTTGCCGGAATTTGCGCCCTGATATTCCTAGCAGCGATTTTGATCTAAAACTGGGGGCTTCGGCCCCTAGTTTGTTTTCGGCCCCATGAGACTGGCATTCAGGTCCCCGTCCTCATCTACCCATAGACCGAAGATTCTTTCATCGTCCAATTCCAGATAGATATCACCATCCTCTACTTCTACGCCCTCGATGGTGCGACCCAGTAGCGATTCAAAGATTTCGTCTGGCGTCATTGCTTTTCCAATACCACGTTCATAGCGTCAATCGCCGTAGGAGTGCGTAGGAGCGTTTCTGGCGGATCGGTAAGGGTAGTGCCCCACTCGCTCAATTTAAACTCAATAGATCGCGTTACAAAGCCTTTGTCCCACCCAAGATACCAACACCAGTCGCAGTAGTAGACCCAAGAGTTCTCGTTGAACCGCCTAACGTGCGTCGGGTCTTGATCAGCCCCTAGACTCAGCCAGTAGGGAACGCTGATATGCAGCGTGCCGCCGGTCTCTAGCAAGTCTCGGCAGTTCTGCATGGCCGTCACTAGGTCTTGGATATGCTCTAGGCAATCGTTAGTGACAATCCGTTTAAACATTCCCTCACGCAATTGGATAGGCCCGAATCGCGTGTCATATTCTTTACCGAATTCGACTTTGGTTATATCTAAAACGATATCCGGCTTTACCCGTTCCAGAATATCCACGTTCAGATATTCAGGGATAAAGTGTCTACCAGAGCCTAAATGCAGAGTGTCGGGAGTTTTCACTTTTTCTTGTTTCGTGCGCTAATCGCTGCTGCCTTTTTCTTTGCATCTGCCTTACTGGATGCGCCCCATGCTTGCAAAGAGAGCAGCAGGCGTGTCGGGCTTCCATCTGGCTTCCGCTCTGGACCCGGCATTCCTGACATTCTTGCCAAGAAGCTCGCCCTTCTGGGGTTGTCCCCAGACTTGACCGGAGCCTTTAAATTGGAACCGGGATTAGCGGCTTCATAAGACTTGCGACCTTTCTCATTTAGGCCGCCTGACTTTGCCTTTCCTTCTTTGCGTGTCCATGCGGGGCTTTTCATCAAAATTCCTATTTGCTGTATTTTGAAACAGAGAATCCTCTTTTCTTTGCATCTTCGTTTAGCAAAGCCAAATCCTCTGGAGAAAATCCACTACGCTGCAACTCGCCACCGTTAAAGTACCTAACATCAACTGGTAGATATTTAAAACCAAGTTTTTCAGCGGCCATAATTCTGTGATTGCCCTCGCTAACGAATGGACGTCCTAGATAATCAACAGTAATAAATGGTCTGTATTCCCTATCATTAATTTTAGGCAACTGACCAGACTTCATCTCTTTCATCAAAAAATCTAGAGAGTCTTTTCTTACATTTTTTTGTTCACCCATCACTCCGGGTATTTTCTTCAAAACATCTACTGGAACAAGAACGGGGCTAGAAAATCCACCAGTCCAAGTTCCAAATGATTGGGGCGCACCAAATTTATTTACGCCTCTTGCCGTCGCATCTTCAATTTTTTCTGACAGCCATTGTTGGTTTGGTACGTCAGAACTGAAACCTAAATTCTTCAGCAGCCTTTCTACTGGTTGATTTTTCATCATTCCAATAATAGGCGCAGCAGCAAGACCGACCCCCTTACCAATCGGTCCACCAACGTCTAGCAATCCAGAGACGGCAGCGGTTCCATAGTTCCCCGCCATTCCCTCACGAACAGCATTCAGCCCCGGCACAAACGGTTCAGCAAGGTCAGCAAACAGAGTGCGGATTTCGGCTGGACTTAGCCGCTTTTTCGCTCTCTCAAGTTTGCTAATCCTGTCCATTTATACTCTTTCCATTTTTATGAACTTGCAATAGTAATCACCGGGCACACTTGTTTCTAGTTCAATCCTGTTTGCTTGACATTCTTCTAATGTCTCAAACGTGCCAATCAATGTCATGTGTCCCGCAGACAGCAGCCAGAGATTGAACCAGATGATAATCACTTCTTGGCCGTCTTCGCAGCGGCTTTAAATTGCTTTGCCGTAGGTGCGCCTTTTGTACCGGGCTTACGCATTTTCTCGCCAGAACCTTCTGCGATACGCTTGCGTTTAGCGTGGATATTTGCATATAGACCGGGTTTCATTTCTTTTTCCCCTTCTTGGCCATGCCACCCTCAGACATTGCGATTGCGATTGCCTGCTTACGGGATTTAACCACAGGACCACCCTTGCCAGAGTGCAGAGTGCCTTCCTTGTATTCCTTCATAACCTTGCCAACCTTCTTCTCCGCCTTGGATTTCATTTCTTCTTTTCCTTAGCCATTTTCGGCTTCATGCCCTTCTTAGCAGCGGCTTTCTTGGCGGCTTCCATGCCAGCAGCAGTGTAAGGGTACTTTTTCTTTCCAACCATCGGCATGATTATCTCCAAAAAAAATCCCGCTCAAGGCGGGACAAGGCACTACACGGAGGACGAGCGAACCACAACTATGATTGAGTCAATCCTAGTTATAGTTCTTTGTTGGATATTATGTT